GCCACCTCCCGTGCCCGCTGGCGAAGCTCGCTCTCCCAGTCCAGACCGCATTTTGCAAACTCGGCGGCGAGCGTGGTCGTGTTGCTTTGGAGTCGCGTCGACTGCGCGTTCGCTTCCTTGGCCGGGTCGACGTGCTCGAACCCATCCCAGAACCACTGGTGCGGGAACTCCGCGTCTAGCGTGCGGACGCTCTGTGGCAAATAGCCCTCGATCAGTACGGCCTCGTCGATCCATGCCTTCAGGATGCGGTCGAGGACCGTGTCGGCGAGATAGGCTTGATCGATGCGGATAGCCTTGAAGAAGGCTTGATGGTCGAGCCGCCCGGAAGCGTAGTTGTAGCCCGACGAGTTACCCGCCGCGATGTTGAACGGCATGTTCAGGCACCGGGCGATCTCGTTGATCACCTCGTGCTTGAAGTCGCCGTAGACCGTCGTGGGTTGTTCGGCCTTGACCTGACTGATCTTCCAGCCGAACGGCATGGTCATCCACGTGCCGCGGTCCATCTCGACCGTGTCCATCGGCTCGACCTGGCTCGACTCCGCGTCCGCGGCCGCGTCGGTGTAGATCACGCCGGAAGGCAGCGCCGCCTGCTCGGCAGCCCCGAGCACGGCCAGCGTGTAGCGCCGCAGCATGGCGAACAGCGACAGCGACGACGTGACCTCAGGAATTCCCCGGCTCTGGCCCGGGCGCTCGGTGCGGAACAGGTGAATGACCGACTCGAAGGGCATAATGTCAAACTCGATGCCGCCGGATCGGAATGCGGTGTTGTCTCCGGGATGCTGGCGGAGCACGTAGTACGCGATGGGATTGCCGAACTCGTCGAAAACGATGCCGTCCACGGCCTTCGTGTCGCCGCGCGGCACCGGCCAGGGCGTGGCCACCTGGTCCGCTTCGATCGGCCTCACGTCGAGTTGCACCGGTGCATCGATGCGCGGGTTGGTCGCCAGCAAGGCGAAGACCTCGCCCGATTCGCACTGGGCGATCCGCATGGTGCGGAGCTTGTGCGACAACCCGATCGCCTTGGCCCAGCGGGCGAACTCCTTCTCGATGACGCGGTTGGCCTCGGGGTCGTCGGTGAGCATCTGCAGACGCGGACCCGTGCCGACGACGTAGTTCGCCAGCGTCAGCACGATCCCCTTGGCGTAGCTATTGTTGGCGACCTCGTAGCGGGCCCGGCTGCGCAGGATGCGCCGGACGTCGGCACCGAGGGCCGCGTTCGCCGACAGGTGGTCAGCATTCGCCCAGTGCCGTCGGTTCTCGTGCGTGGTCTGCGCGGCGTCGTACTTGCCCCGCACGACGAGAACGCGACCAGGCGCCGGCTCCCTGGCGACCGCCGCCTTCCGCGAACCAAGCTGTCGCAGCCACTTCAGCACGTTTACACCGCTCCCGGCGGGACGACCTTGGTCATCCGCACGCCCAAGCCCTTCTTCGCCGCCTCTTTGGACGACAGATACCGATCCGCCTCGATCTGGTCCTTCAGGTCGTGCTGCTCGACGCTGACCGAGTCGGCCTGGGCGCGCTTCGGCCCTTCGGCGTTCTGCTTGATCGCGTTGTCCAGGGGCTCTGCCATGCGCAGCTTGTCTCCTCGCCCACCTACATCTGCGTCAGGTCGGAATCTGTCGCGGAAAGTGGCTGCGGGGAGGTATTTCGTTACAGATATGGAACGCTTGGCGGCGCACCGACCGTCTGTTCACGCGTCTGAACGCGCCTTCCACAGTGTCGACACTCACGAAGGCGAACAATCGCCCCGACTTTGGGTCGCGTGTAGACGACCCAGAAGTGTTGACAGCCGCATCTTGGACACACGAGACCGCGCTGCTCGGCTGGCTTCTCTTCGGGCTTTGGAAGTTCGCGGTTCATCGTCGCACCCCCTGTAGCTCGGACAGCCGGACGCGCGGGCGCGGCATCGGTTTGGCGTCCGTGCCGAACAGGATTGCGCCCTGGATGGAGGCGGCGACGGCGCTGCCGACGAGGCAGTCGAGCCAGTGGTTGTCCAAGCCGTCGACGCGCAGCTTCCATTCATCAACGGTTCGCCCACGACCCTCGGTCTTCACGCGGTACTCGCTGGTCAGGTGCTCGGCCAGCAAGCGATGTTGCTCGGGCCTGCCGTGCCCGCCGACAGGCAGGCGGCCGAAGAGCGACAGACAACCGGGGTCGCCCATCGGCACCGCGAAGCGGGCGTGGATGAACGACTTCCAGTAGTTGGTGTCGAACACGGCATGACGAACCGATCGTTTGCCAGTGACGACGGGGATGCGCCAGTTCAAGCCGACGCGGTCGCCGCGCTTGCGCCGGTATTCCGCAAACGGGATGCTCGACGCGCCGACGTAGCGTCCATGCGACGGCATCACGATGCTGGCGTACTTCGACTGGCGGCAGAACTGATAGACCACGTCCGACGAACTGCCCCAGTTGGCGTCGATCAGGCAGCGGTCGATGCGCACCATCGCGCCATCGTCGCGCCGCCACTCGCGCCCGAGCGTCGCATCGGTCAGCCGTTCGAGGCCGGCGTAAATCGCACCCTCCAGCCCGGCACGCGAGGCCGTGCTCGCCAGCGTGTGACGGATGTCTCGTAGGGTGAAGTACGCGGCCTTCTGGTCCGGCTCCGTGCCGTAGTCGATCACGTAGCCGGTGAAGTCGTCCTCCCAAGCAGCGACCAAATAGAACAGCGCCTTGCCCTGCACATCGACGAACATGGTCGCGTGCGTGCAGCCGATGGGGACTTCGCCGCGCTTCAGCCCGTTGACCTTCGCCGCGATCTGTTCGGCTGTAAGAAGATCATCGTCAGCATGCTCTTCGGGCAGCGGCTCGTTCTGATATTCCGCCCAGAACGCCGCTTCGCCGCGGTCCAGTTTCAGATTCACTGCGTGCTGAATAGCCGACAGCTCGTCGGGATGATGGCGCTCGGGCCAGGCGATGCTCGCGCCGTCGTCCATCGCGTCACGGTTGGCGCGGTAGAACTCAGTCGCGTCGGCGATCCCGCGATCGGCGCGCATTCCTTCTCGCCACAGCTCTGCGTACCGCGCCCATAGCGCCTCGTTCGCCGGCCAGGCATAGACCATCTTGGTGCGTTCGCCTTGCCACTGCGGATGCTTGTCGCGGTCGAGAATGCGGTCGGCCAGGTCGTCGGGGCGCACAACGGTCAGTGTCATCAAGCCCGCGATCTTGCGCCCGGGTCCACCCAGGCCGAGGATGGCACCGGCGAGGATTCGCTCCCTCGTGGCGCACTGCGATGGCGAGCGCGCCGACTCGTCCGTCTGCGGATCGTCGATCAGCACCAGCGAAGGTCGCACCGAAGTGCCGTCCACGCGCTTGTGCTTCATGCCGCGAATGCGACCGGTTATGCCGGCCACGCGGATGATCGAACCGGACGCCTTGGAGTCGGGGATCGTCGGCAGCACGATCTCCCGCGCCGTCCAGCCGATGTGCGTCTGCTTGCCTTGATAGAGTTGACCACCGGCCCGCTGGTGGATGCCTTCCAGCGCCTGGATCGGGAAGACGACCTCCGGGAAGTCCTCCAGCAGCAACTCATTGTTCTCCAGTTCCGCCTTGATCGACTCGAGCATGTTCGAGGCGTGCTCTTCGTCCGAGCCGATCAGCGCTACGAATTCGCGGTGCCCGTACAGCAGCGCCCACAGGCAGCCCGTCTCGCACATCGATGTCTTGCCGCTGCCGCGCGGCATGGCCATCGCAAACAGCCCGCCTTCGAGCACGGCCTGCTCGATCTTAGCGACGACCTTCAGGTGATCCGGCGACCAGGGCAGATGAAACGTCTGCGGGAGGTACACTTCGGAGAAGAAACGAAAGTCGCGCTCGGCCTTGACCTTCCGCTCGGCGTTCACGACCGCCGTCATTTCGCCGATGTCGCGACCGCTCAGCGATAACTCGATGTTCCGCTGCCGTGCCCGCTCTTTGTGGGCCTCGTAGCCGGTCAGACCTTCGGGCTCCGGCCTGGGCTTGTGGCGCTCGGACACCAGCCACGCCACGTACCGCAGCAGGTCGATGTTGCGCGGGTCGGCCGTCGACGTGATCCGCAGTCCTGCGCGCGTGCGATGGCGGTGCAACTGCCGCTCGCCGATGACCTCGCCCATCGGCGTGCTGTTGAGCAGCCGGCACAGCTCGCTCGGTCGCAGTCTACGCGGATCAATCGCCACGGTTGGCCATCTCCCTCACGAGCCAAGCAGCGAAGTGCACCAGGTTGATGGTGCCGTCACCGTTGGTCGGCGCACCGGCGTCGACATCAGCCTGGATCATCTCGGCCGTCACGCGCTGTCCGCCCGCGGCGCTCAGCAGTCGCGCGGCATCGACCAGCGGCAGTGCCGACGGGTTGATCGCCGGTTTGGCTTCAATGGAAGTGCCACCGCCTGACATCTACGCCACCCTCCGCATGTCAGGCACACCCCTTGCTTGCGACCCGCCCCCCGCAGGCAGTCCGTGTGCCAGGGCCGGCCACATTCCGCGTCGGTACATGGCGGAGAATCTGCGGAATTCGCCCGGAATCCTGGGCAGATTCGCTTGATCCCGTTCGCCGGACTTGCCCTCATGGACCTGTACGCATGGGGCGTACCGAACGCGAAGGAGAACATGATGGCGAAGCAGAACGACGCGAAGGCCCGCCTGGACGAACTGGCGATCCGCCTCGCCGGCGAACTGGGAATCGAGTCGCTCGAGGTCCGCAACCTGGACCGCTACGACTTCCACGAGGTGCACGTCGCTGCTCTGAAGCGCGTGCTTCAGCGGGCTTTCGTCCTCGGCATGCAGGCCGCCGAGAGCGAGGGGCGGAACATCCAGCATTACATCGACGCGCTGTAACGGAGCTCGCTTGCACTCGGCCTCATTACTACGTGAACAACGCCGCGTCGCGTGGACGCGGCAGAACATGGCCATTGCAAAGAGGAGAACCACATGAAGAAAGACCAGGT